CCGCCGCCAAAGATACTACCAAATATGTTTGATAATCCTTTGCCGCCACTGAATGCATCTTGTAGTATTGCTGTCATTGTTTGTGAAAAGAATCCACGGAAGTCACTTAGACTTAGTTTACCATCTGATAGTGCATCTGCTAGTGTGTCTGCAAATGATGTTTGTATACCTGCCATTGTTAGTTGTGTGCTGTCTATGATTTTGCTGTTGTTGATACCAACACTCTTAGCAAGCTCATCATAATCACTTTTTACACTTTTTGTTATGTTGTTTGTTTTTGATATAGTTGTTTTTTCTAGTTTGGTCCATTCACCAATGATACCATCTACCATGTCAGGAACAACTGATCCAAACACAAGATATTCAGCTAAACTGTCAAACAGACTTTTAATTTTTGCAGTCATATCTTCAATGACACCAATTGTGTTGTCTTTTAAGAAAGTAAATGCAGCTGATATTTTGCTACTCATTAATTCCATTGTTTCAGCAACACTCATTGCAATAGCTTCTGCACCACCTAGGCTTTCAACAAAACTGTTTATAATTCCAACACCTGCTAGAAATGCATCCAACAACAATTGAAACACTGGTTGTAGTATTGTTACTGCTGCACTGAACAAATCAAACACAGGCTGTAGTGCTGCAAATGATGCTCTCACTGATTCAATAATGCCTGGCATGTTTGCTAGTAGTTTTTCTGCAAACTCTGTCAACACTGGCATCAATGGTGCTAGTGATTCAATCAATAATTTTTGCAGTAGGTTACCCAGTTGTGTTAGGATATCATTGAAGCGTTCTGCTTGTTGAGCTGTTTCAAGTGAAACTATGGGCGTGCTTTTGGCAACTTCTCCCAGTGCCTCAGCAACACCTATACCTTCACTTTTCATTTGTTTAAATGTTTCAAAGATCTTAGGTCCAACTCTTTCACCCAATATCTTTTGTGCATCTTCAATGTCTATGGTTCCGTTTTGAATTGCACTTGCTACTGCTACAAACAAGTCTGGTGTATCCAACAGTTTGCCGTTTGCATCAAAAATACTGTCACCAAGTTTGCCCATGGTTTCTGCATAGGCTTTGTTTCCGTTTGCACCTTTTGTCAAACGTGTTGTCAAGTTTACCAGTGCCCTGTCTGTTTCTTCAGCACTCAAACCTGCTTGTTGTAGGAAGTCATCAATTATTTGAAATTGTGCAAATGCAGTTTCAGTGGTTGCACCCACAGTTCTAGCACGTTTTGCTAGATTGTCCATGTCATCAATTATTTTTTTAACGCCTGTGATTGCACCCAAGCCTGCAAGTGCTACACCAGCTATACCAAGAGCACCTTTGAACATAAGTGCTCTTTTGGTTGCTTTGTCTAATCCTTTGTCAACATTTTGCAGAGTCTGCTTGGTGTTGTCTTTTGCATTAATTTGAATTGTATAATCAGCCATTGTTAGCGTTTCCTCTGCTTTTGTTGTTGTTCTCTATGCTTGTAGTATTTAGCCCAACTTTTTAGTTCAAGAACGCTGACATGATTCATTACCCATTCTACACTGTGACCCATCTGTTCTGCTAGAAAAAACAACAGCTGAACATCAGCGTCTCTGATTAGTTTCCCAGGTCAGCGTCCGTAAACGCATCATCATTACCATTGATGATACTAACAATTCTCACAATGACTTCTGGATCTACTTCACGCATGAGTATTTCCCTGTCACCTTGCTTGAACATACGCTTGCCGTCTTCTGTGTAACAACGCACACACACTGTTTCAATTAGTGCTTCTGTTAGTTTGCCTTTTGCGTGTAGTTCCATTACTTTTGATTGTTGTGCAAAGTTTGCACTTGGTTTGAAGTAAATGGTTTCATCCCACTCTTCAACATATATTGATTTCATACCACCAGCCAGTGATGATTTGTAATGTTCTTTTGCTTTGTCTAATACGCTCATTATCTTTTCCTTGTTTTACGCAATGCTTCCATAACTATACCTCTAGGAGCTTGTGTTGAGGTAAAGCCTTTTGGACTCTGTCCATCTAGCACGCCAATGTATTCTGCTTTGTTGCGGGCAATTGGTATTGGTTTACCTCTGCCTATGTCATTACCGTTGTATATATTACGCCAGTTGTTTCTAGCAAAACCTGTATCAATTGGAGTTGAGGTTTTTAGGTTTTGCAAATATTCTTTGGAAAAACCACGCAAGTCACGGTCAATTTCTCTTTTGAGTGCTGCCATTGTCTTGCGTGATCTACTCATTTTTTAGCTTGCATCATTTGTGTCTACAGTTAATGATCCTGAACCTGTAAATGTGATTGAATAACGTGCAATGTCATCAAATGACGTGCCTGTTTCAACACTTGAAATCAATACTGTGCCTGTTAATTTAACATCAGCACTTGAAGTATCATCAACAAAGAATGTTGCTGTTACTGCTGTGCCTGTTTTTAGGTTTGTATTGAAATCATAAAAGTCACTGTCACCATCTTCTGTTACCAATGCTTCACATGAACCTTCAAAACTTTCTAGTCCTTTTGAAAATGTTCTTGCGCCCTGTCCAAGACTTGTTGTTTCAAGCATTTCTGCATTGTGTGTTACACTCCAGTTTTGAACTTGAGCTACACTTGATCCACCAATTGATAATGATCCAGCTGATCCGTGGTATACTGCCATAGTTTCTTACCTCTCTAGCTTATTTTATAATGGTGTGTAACTGTGAACACCATTCTAACGCTTGCATATGGGGCTGATTCCCCCACTTGCATACTCTCCACTCCTGTGAGAGCAATATGTGTTGCTGTATTATTTACCGTGCGGTCTTTCAGCAACTGATTCTCTACTGCTTCAACAACTAGGTTGCGTTGTGTGTCACGCTGTTTGCCTCCTATGATAACAACAACATTAACCAACATTATACCACGGCGTGTAGATTTTACGCCAAGTGTAACATCTTCAATGTCTTCATCTGTTGTCTCAATATAACATGCAGGAAATGCAGTTTTGGGCAACTCATCTGGAACAATTGGATCACGCTCAACTTTGCCAAGTTTCACAGTATTCATGGCTTTGAGTTGTGATGCAATTTCTGCAACAATACTTTCTCTACTCATCTGACTAGTCTGTCCTGTTTGTATTCATGAACTTCACTTTCTTGCACTGTGCCATCTGCGTTTTTGTCATACTGTATACCCAACGCAAACTGTAGATCCATTTCTTCATGAAAACGTTCTTTCCAAAATTCAATCTGTTCACGGAACGGATCTCCTTCTGGACGGAATGTTGAAAGTTTTGGAAGTAGGTGTGCGTATAATGCACGGTATACTGTAGCAACTGTCCACTGTGATTCAGTTAGCAGTGATTTAGCATAATCAGCTCTGTTATGGTTGTTGTTGAACCATTTAACTTGAACTTGATTGGCTACATCTGTTTCAGCACGGCTCAATTCTGCTGTCCAATCATCAACACCTTGGTCAAACACTTCTGGTGCGTAATTGATTAAGTCATTGTTTGTTGCAAATGCCATTGTTGTCTCCTAGAGTTATGTATGGGGGATAGTTCCCCCATACTGTTGTGCTATTATACGTTGATTAGTCTAACTGCACGGGCTGCGTCAATAAGAGCTGGTTTTGCGTGTAGACTTGCTACAACATCATTACCAACAGCTGCTGCACGGCGTGATACTTCTACGTCAACATTCTTCTGCATTGCAATTCTCATTGCGTCTTTGCCAAAGATGTAACCAGCTTTTGATACGTCTGTTCCAATGTATGAACTTTGGAAGAACATAACTCCGCCAATCATACCAAGTGCGCCTGAGCGTAATGCTTGACCTTGGAATGACTCTGAACCAGCAAATGAGTTTGTGCCAATTTCTTTTAACACAACTGCTGTTTGTGCTGGTGTTAGAACACCAAACAGTTCACCCATCTCACCGTTTGCACGGATTTGAGCTGCTGAGTCAACTATGGCATCAATTGATAGTGGAATACAATCTTCTGTTGATGCAGTTGCTGAGTCTAGTGCTGCGTATACAGCGGTATCAAATGCTTTTGAAACACTGTTACCTAATACTCTGCCAATTTCTGATGGATCTATGTTACCTAGATCACGCACAACTGAACGTGCCGCATATACGTCACATGTGATTGTGTTTTTTGTGTCTGCTGCATGAACTGCATCTAGGTCTGCACCTGTGCTTGCTTCTGAGCTGATTGTTGTAGCAGTTACGGCTGCTAGTTCTGGAACCTGTAGAACACCGTTTGGTGCATTTACTACGGGAATTAGTTCACCACCTAAGAATAGTGATGTTTCTTGTGCAGCGTATATTGTTGCTGCTTTCACAGGCACTACAAGAGCGTCTGCGTTAATTACTGATGTGTATGCTTCATTTGCCATCTGTAAATACCTTTCAAGTTAAAGTTTGCCTTCCTGTTTGAGCTTTTTGTAAAGTGCTCTATGTTCAGGATTAAGCATGTCAAGTGAGTTAAGGTCTACTACTGTAGATTTAGATTCACCTGTGTTGCTAGTGCTACCAGTTCCGCTAGGTCCTGCTGCACGGAAGTAAGAATTGCTTGACAAGAACTCATCAACCAAACCATCAACAGTCAAAGGGTCACCTTCATCTGTGTAACGGGGATTGCCTGTGTCATCTACAATATTGATTGTTCCATCATGTTGTAGTTTCACACTGTCCTTTAACAATTTAGCAACCTGTTGTGGTGCAAGTGCTTTGGCTTTTGATGCTGCGTCAATTAAACTACCATCAACTTTGATACGCTCCAATTCTGTGCGTAGGGCAGAAATCTCTGTCCCATATTTGTCTTTGGTTTTCTTAAGCACACCGTCAAAGTCTTGCTTTTTAATAAGTTGCTCCTCTTCCATTGAATCTTTGAATGTGCGTAAACTTGCAAGTTCATCAGTGTCAACTTCTGAGTATTTCTTAGTTACTTGTGCAACACGCTTGGCCACAATATCATTCAATTGTGATTGCGTGAACACTTTCTCTTCAACCTGGGTATTTTCATTTCCAGCATCAACAGCCCCAGTGTCTGTATCCGCAGTATTAACCATGTTTTCATCTGACATGTCAGTATCTCCTTGGGTTAGGGGTAGTCCCATATAGTATTATTTATGCCTTGTTATTCATCATCCTCAACTGGCACCCAGAAGTGCCTGCAGTTGTATCCGCCTCTTACTACAAACGGATCACCACTTTCTTTTCCTGTCCATCCTGAAGTCCACAAGTCATTTATTTCATCTTCTGTGTAGGTGTTGCCTGTGTGTTCTGCACACCATTCTCTGGTCTCTGCAATTACACCACCTGTGTATCTCCAACGTTTGATGCCTTCACGCTTGGCTTTGCCTGCTGTGTAAGCACCATCAAACTTCATTACAGTGTCTTGCACCTTTGTGTTTGTGAGGTCTCTAACACTTGCTGTAACATTTATGCCTGTGAGCCTGTCTTTGATAGCTCTTTTGGCACTGGCTATTTCTGCAGCATTTGCACCTTTTTTCTTCAACAGGCTGGTTATTTTTCTCTGTTCTCTACGCACAACAGCATCATCAGTTTCCATCATTATGCCTGATATGCGTCCTCTTGCTGAATTTACCAATACGGCTGTGCCTGCACCTGCTGCACCTGCTAGAACTATTGTGCTCATAACATCTTCAACACCAGCATTTACAGTTTCTGATAAATCTCTGCTGGCTTGTTGCTGTAGTGCTTGAACTGCACGTTCATCTTCTACACTACCTAC